TTGCAGCCATTGGTGCATACGCATTGACAGGTCAGATCATTCCAGGTATTTGGTGAACGTATACCTAGGACTAATGGTTGCATTCGTCGTAGTCTATATCATTACAACACCTGGAGATGATGACGATGGACCAGATCAAGGTATGATGACCCCAGTATATCAAGGATCCCAATAAGGGGTCCTTTTTTTATAAATATTTTGAGTGATCTAGGTGTCCTGTGGAAAAGAAACCCGAAGAACAGGTAAAGAAAAAAGGATTCTTAGGTAAAATAAAAGAGGCTGCAGATGATAAACAAGAGCAGCTTGAAATTTTGTCTACTTTTGTTAGGCTTGGCATTCTTGTTTGGTCTGGCGGAATACTCACACTGGCGTACATTCAGTTACCCCCAGCACTTGGAATCCCCGAACAGAAACTAGACCCAACATTCATTGCATCTGTCTTTACTGGAGTGCTCGCAACGTTCGGTGTACAGGCTGCGAAGAAGGCTGGAGAAGGTGGTGGTAATAGTGGTGGTGGTGGTATCTCAAAGGCAGATGTTGAGAGACTAATTGAGGCGGCAGGAAGGACTGCACCATCACAAACAATCAGATTAGAACAGGCTCCAATTGTTATCAAAACTGATGGACCACCTGTTAGATCTACACTAGATCCTAAGTAAAAATAGATATTAGGAACCCATAACAATAGGTTGATAAAAAAACAGTATCATGTATAACTAGTGTAGTTGATTAAACTACAATGAAGTTTATCCGTTTAATGATTCTTGCTACTGTAGCAGCAATGGTTTTCTTCTTGCCGAAGATGGCTTATGCTGTAGATGTTACTATGGGTTCCAATGGAAATCTTGTATTCGATCCAGATAATATTAGTATTAGTGCTGGTGAAACACTTCATTTTGTAAATGGAATGTTGCCACCACATAATATTATTGTAGAAGGTCGTGCAGATCTTTCTAGAGAGTCACTGATGTTTACACCAGGTGAATCACAAGATATTAAATTTGCTGATGCAGGAGACTATGACTTCTTCTGTGGTCCCCATCAAGGTGCTGGAATGATTGGTCACATTCACGTAGATTAATATGGCACATGAATTCGACCCTTGTGAAGCACCTGTTGAAGGTGAACTTGACAAGTGGGGGTTTACTATTAAACCAACAATCACTGAAGATCAATTGATTTTACTTTGTTTAAAGAATGCTCCATGTGGAACTGATAGGAAACAAGTAATGACTATCGTCAAAAAATATGAGGAAAAACTAAGTCATGGAAACTAATTTCAAGACAAGATTTGATTTTGCAATGAGTTCATTCTCTAGAATGTATGGTGTCAATAGAGTGAGAACTTCACCTGACATTACTAGGTTCTGTACGAAGTGGGCAAAGACTGGAGAAGAACATCCTGCAGGAAGTTTGACTTCGATTGATTTTTATTTCAGAGACAACTGGGAAATCTGGGGAGAATATGTATGAGTCATATAGCACTGAAGGCAGCACACTTTGCTTCTGCCACACTCAATAACCCATGGGGTGTTGGGAGTTTGAGTTTTATATTAATCGTTGTTCCTGTCCTAGGAATGTGGGCAGTCCACAAATACAATTGGCAACACTGGGCACCATTTGATAAATGAACTTACTACTTAGTCCCCACGTCAATGTAAATGATCCTGTGTGGTCAGTAATTATATCTGTGATACTTGCGGTCGGATTGGCATTAGGGTATGTCATATACATATTAAAGATATCCTATACGGAGTTAAACGATGGGAGCAATGACACCCCCGAGCAGAAAGTCCTGCTACAACTTCCGAGTGACGGAGATCAATCGTGTACTTGACGGCGATACTATTGATGTCACTATTGATCTGGGGTTTGATTTATACAAGAAAGAAAGAGTTAGAGTTGCAGGCGTTGATACACCAGAAAAGAGGACCAAAAACTTAGAGGAAAAGGCTCTTGGAATCGAAGCAACCAACTGGCTCAAAGAAAAACTGGAAGGCGCCATCAATGGTGATGATGAGTTGTCTGTTAGGACTGAACTTGTTGGTGGCGTCGGGAAATATGGTCGTCTTCTCGGTTGGCTTTATATCGGGGATGAACTTTTGTCGCTCAATGAACAAATGATTACGGAAGGATATGCACATGCCTATGATGGCGGAACAAAAAACATGGATCTCGAAGCACTCAGAGAAATCCGTAGGGCCAACGGCACGATGGTGTAGAAGTGCAGTCTGTGGTTCAGATGGTTTCATTCCAGACTCCGAGTTTGGTGGAGAGACATGTGAACTAACTTGCAATATTCATCAGGATTAATATGGCATCTCTATTTGTGTTCGGGTTTATAACTATACTTTGTTATGGTCTACATATAACATGGCCTATAACAAGAGGTAAAGGTTAAGATGCAAAAAGTAATTAACATTCTGGCAGTACTATCCTTTGTAGGAACTGCAGGTATTGTAGGAGGAGGCACTGCGGTGTACCTCAATAAGGATTCTATTATTGAGAATGTAAAGAATCAAGTTGCTGCAGCTGCAGGAGAAGCAATTACAGGAGCACTTCCTGGTATGTTGGATTCTGCAATGCCAGAACTCCCTGGTGCAACTGGTGGTGTTATTCCTTCAGCTGGTGGTGTTATTCCTTCAACACCTAAGTCTACCGGAGGAGTACTTCCATTCTGATGGAAATTCGTGAGATAGACATAAGGAGTTTAGATATACCTGAACTCCCTAGTTATTTGATATCACCAACGGTATCTCTTCCCCCAATAGCTCCGGTAACAACAGTAATAGGAACACCAGTTGTTGATATGCCGGGGTGTGTGGAAGCACATGAGTCAAATAGTTCCAACGATAATTTATTACAAGATGACCCGAGAGGAGTACTTACGTTTTGCGATTCTGGCGTCCCTAGTTTTAATCCTATTCAGTTTGAACCGAACAGGATGATACCAACTGGTGTCCCAAACATTCCAAAAACAGAAACCCCAGAACCAACAGTACCACCACTACCAGAACTTCCATCACCACCTGTTGTTACTGCTGCAATAGAATGTCCCACACAAGTACAAGATACAAAAGAACCTGTAGGAACATATGTCAATGGTTATAGAGACAAAGTTATTGAGTATAAATTAATAGGTAACGAGTGCCTTCAAATTACAGAGTCAGTAGGTATACCTCAACAAATTATTGCGGGTCTTCCTAGTGGTGGTGAAGTTTCATCTGTTGGTGGTATTGCGGTTATCGCAACAACATCAGCACTACTTGCAAAACCATTAGCAGATATACTACTGAAGATAGTTAAACCTACTGTCAAAAAAGTAATTAAGAAAATTGCAACTCTTAGGGGAAAGCAACCTAAAGTTTTATCACTAAAGGATCGTAGAGATCTTCAACGTGAAAGAACAGAAGCTATAAGAAAACTAAAATCAGTTGTAAAACCAAAATAACATTATGGATTTTTTTGAAGAACATCGTAATACATTAGATGAAGATTTTTGTAAGCATGTAATAGAAAAATTTGAAAAAGACTCTGGAAAATTTGCAGGAGTAACTGGTGCAGGGTTCGATACAAAAATAAAAGATTCTACTGACTTATGTTTTTATACAAATCCTAATTGGAAGGAAGAAGACGCAGTATTTTATGAGAGTCTTAAAGAATATACAACACCATACATTCAAAAATATTATAATGACAGAATTACTGATGCAAATGTCAAGTCATATGACACTGGATATCAAATACAAAGAACAACACCAGAACAAACTGGATACACTTGGCATCACGATTCAATCGCACAAGTAAATCCTAGAGGTCATGTTACCTGTAGAATAATTACATTTCTTTGGTATCTAAACACTACTGTGGGAGGGACCACAGAATTTTATGATGGGACACATATAACACCAGAGGCTGGTAAGTTAATATTGTTTCCTTCAACCTGGACATATGCACACCGAGGTCATCCACCAACAGAGGGGTTAAAATATATCTGTACCGGTTGGATTTATGAAAATATAGGACACATACCTACAAATGTTGGTTAACCTCCGATTGGTCCACCTAGGTCTTCTGCTTTAGTTGATGCTGGAATACTATGTCTATGTTGTGGTATGACTCCACCAGGATTAGTCACGATAACATCCGAACATATCTTTGCGTATTCACTTTGAGGGTGGAAGTATATACCAGCCTTCATTAACTCACCACAGTTTTTAAGTCTTGCAATCTCAAAGTCTAATCTTTTATTGGCTGCGGCTTGGTTCATTAAATTAATATTTGCAGCTGCAGCTTCTTTACATTGTTGTTGCAACTTTCTATCTAATGGTTGTGATATGGTTGCTGAGAACCCTAGAGAGAGGTTGTAATTATCTTTCTGACCAGTTCTAGTAGGAATCGTATACAGGATACTTCCTGGGTTATCTAGAGAGCCATCCTCGTCTAAATCTCTCATATCATATACTGGGTCATTAAAGTATGGTTCATAAGGTTTGGCTGCAGATGCAGAACCAGTTATGAACGGTGTGATATTAAGAGTAGGTCCTTGACATGATATACCTCCACCATAGGTATTTGTAATGTATGGACCTTGTAAGACTTGAATGGCTTGATTAGTAACACTACCCGAGGAGTTTGCAACAGGTGATGCAGTTGCAGAAACACCACCAACACTATTTGCTAATGCTACCGTTGGAGATAACATA